GGCCTCCGACGCATTTTTTGCTGTTGTTAACTGCGCAAGAGTCGTTGTCAAACCTAAACTTGCTCGTGCGCTTGCCAAAGCCGCAGCCGCAGCTTGTGCTTCCGCTCTGGCAGCAGCAAGCGTAGCAGCAGCCTTGGTATGGCTCGCCACAGTGGCACTCACAGTTGCCGCAACAGCACCAATAGTCCGCGACGTATAAACCCCCAGTGCACCCAGGGCCACAGTCCCCAGCACATCGGCAAACGACTCAAAATTCTGGGAAATAAAGTTGATTCCCGAAGCCAACAATGTCGTTGCTTGCAAGGAGTTATTCGTATTGCCTACGTACTCGCTAAATGCCGAGTTCAAGTTCGTCAACGCGCCACTGACTGTCTTGGGCATCAACTCCAGTTGCTGCAAGGCAGGGATATAAGAAGATGCCAAACCTTGAGCCAACATCTGGGCAGACATCTGCCCACTCCTGCCCAACTGATCAATCTCTGCCGTCGTTTTCCCCGTGCTGTCGGCCATATGGGAAATCAGGGAATCAACAGTACCGGTAATCTGCGCCCAGTCGCTGGCGTTAACCGCACCGGTACGAAACGAATTGGCAAACGCCTCCATGGCGACTGCACCGCTCTGTGCACTGGCTCCATTCGTTGCCAACAGCCCAGAAAAGGCCCCTACCGCATCCATGCTTTGATCAAAGCCAAGGCCGATCTCCCGCAAAGCCGGAGAAAGTGCGATGAATGCTTCACGTGTTTCATCAATAGGACGGGATGTCGCCTGAGCAAGCTGCGCCACCCGTGCCTGGGCCTGGTCGTACTCGCCTAAAGACTGTGTCGCAACCGCCATACGCTCGGCATAGCTATCCCACTGCTCGGCCATCTCAATCAAATCCATGGCCGAAAAACTACTTAAGGCAGACTTCAACACTCGGTCCATCACAGCAGTAGAGGCTGCACTCGAAAGAGTCGCTTTACTGACGCCTGCCATACTGCCATTGACTCGATCCGACATGGTCGCAACACGAATGCCAGCCGCCTCCATTGCATTTAGGGCAAGCGTCAGATCTTTGGCCCCTTGCTCCGCCGACCGAGTATCGAGCGTAATAGTCAATCGAGACTCTTGCGCCATTCAATTTCTCCAGATAAAAAAAACCCTGCCAAAGCAGGGAAAACCGCACATAGACGCTGATTCAAATCCCAGGACCTGAACCCAATCAAACTAATGGGGCCAGCCAGGTAGACATGCAAACCCGGCTGGCCCCCCTCCTGCTCCCACCACCTGGCCATCAGCTGCGTTCCAAGCGATCAAGCTCAAACACAGCCATATCCAGCTCTTGCCGGGATAGTGGGGTTCCATATGCCTGGACCACGGCACTTATGTTCTCGGTAGAGAGGGGCAATGGCACCGCCCCGCCCATTCCGACAACGACACTCCGACAACGGTCTGCAGCACAATAAACACGGATGACATGATCCGTAATGGGATCACTGGGAGGTTCATCCGGGATCTGAGCACCGAGAGTCGAATGAATCAGCTTGCGCTTTTCATTTTGCCCGGCCCACTCTTTTTCCCACTGGAACCGGGCGAGGACTTTTCCACGGTTTCCTGGGCCTCCTTCTTCGCGTTGGCAGCAACATGGGCCGCTGTCGCAATCACCCAGACAAAGAGATCTGTGTTCTCTGACAGCAGCTTGGTCGCATTCTCCGGCGAATAAGGAATGACGTTGCCCGCTTCATCCAGGACTTCACCCTTCCAGTCCTTGACGATATACGTGCTCAACAACTGGCACTGGACATCATGCTCGCGGACATCGTTACTTGAAACACGAATGGCCGCTAGCGAATGCCCTGCATCTTCCCGAGCAATCAAGCGTCGTGCTCGCTCGAGGGCTATTTGATAAGCCTCAGTATCAAGCGCAGCAATCTTGAAAGACACATCCTCGTCATAATCCTCCCACCGCTCCTGACTCAGAACCGATTCCAGGCGATTAATCTTCAAAGCCATGCCATCACTCCTTAAGGGGCAGGCGCAGCAACGGGGCTACGAGTCAGCACGGGGGTTTGCTTGGCCACGGTGAAGTTCAGCTCCACTTTCAGGATATCGCCCTTGGCACCGTTAGGCAGGTCACCATCGACCTCAATAGCGGGCAGATCGATCTCGTACTTGTTGCCCAGAGAGTCGGTGATCGGGAAGGAAATGGCGATCGGGGTGCGCTTGAACTGGTTCTTCCACAGCTCCCAGGCCTTCTGAGACCAAGCCAGGGTCACCGTGCCGGTGATGGCTGCTGCGGTCTCAATCAGGGCGCCAGGGCCCAAACGCTCGGCACCAAAGCAGCGTTGAGTCTGCAGCTGGTTGTCAATGTTCAGGGTCAGGCCCGATACGCAAGCCTGGCCAGCCAGAGACACGCCATTGGCCTTCACATCGCCCACGCTGATCGAGGACATGAAAGGCGTTTGGCTGGGCTCGGCCGGATCGGTGGCAAAGGGAGTTTCCTTGTCTTCGTAATCCAGGCAAGACATGGTGAAGGTCACGGTGGCTTTGCCTTCTTCAGGCACTTCCAGGGCAAAGGTGCTGACATGCGCACCCTTGAACAGCGCGTACACATCCACGTCACGATAGGCTTTGGCCACGCTGAAGGTGCTGCGGGTCTCGCCAACGCTCAGCTTGTTCTCTTTCCACTCACCGTAGAAGGCGGCCGCCAGCAGCTCGTCAAACGTGCCGTAGGACAGTTCGCCCGTGATGTCACCACCAATATCAATACTGGTCACGATCGAACCCTGACCAATACGCGAATCGGTGATTTCTTCGGACTCCTCCTTGTTCAGAGTCGGAGTCAGTGTGTTGCCGGTGACGCGCAGCGTCTGCCAGCCCGAACCAGGGGTCACACCGGGAACGGTTTCTTTAACCAGGTAGCTAGTAACTTTAGCGCCAGAACTCATAATGCATCTCTCCTGTATGCAGGCAAAAAAAAACCGACGCGAGGTCGGCACAAAAAAACAGGTAAAAAATCAACCGGCCCGGAACGGGACGGTCAGGTTGATCTGGTAGAACTCTTCGCGTTGTGGTCGTTTTTGCGGGTCATCCGCCGCCACATCGACTTGGCTCAGGCCCAGGCATTCCAACGCCCCTTCAGACCAGAAGGAAAAGTGATCATCCAGGGCATCGCTCAAGCGATCCAGCTCCTGACGGCCCTGACCCAAACGATCAAAGCACTCGATCAGAATCTCGCCGGATTTGCGGGTATAGGGTTTCGCACCCATGCCTGTCATTTCCGAATCGGTATTCTTGATCAGCAGACGGCACCAGACGCCCGTATCCGGCGGCGTAAAGGCCGCGTGGGCATTGGGGTACTCGATGTGCTCCTGAGCAATCCCGGTCAATGCCACCATTCGATCAATAATGGCTTTACTGATCTGTTCAAAGTTCATCTTGTGTAGTTCTCCTGAACGGTGCTGGCCATCTTCTCGATGGCGAATCGACGACTGTGCGTAGGCACTGCGACCAGGCAATAAAAAACCCCGCAGCAATTTCTTGCTCGGGGTTGTTTCGTTTGCATTGGACGCAACTTTGCACGCCCATTATTGCAATTGCGCTTGCAGATTCATAGCGGCCCATGTTGCAGACTGCAACGCCAGGCGTAAAAGGCAGAGGTTTCACCCTCTTTGATCTTGTCCACCTGACCTGAGTCCTGCAGTTGCACCAGCACGCGCTTGACACCTTCGCGCATGGCGTTGCGTTGTGCGTTGGACAGCTCCATGCCTTTACTGACGTGCCGCACAATCTGGATCATGCGGAACTCTCGCCCCGGATAGGCCGCTAACAGGTCTATGACTTCGGCTGCATACTTCACCGCAAAATCTCCTTTTCAACTGTGATTCTGAAATCCATCAAATGGCGGCGATAGTCCTCATCCCGAAGGACCGCGCCAGTCACCTTTTTGATCCACAAACGGGCTGTGGCCTGACGTTCGCTGGCGGTCAGATGGCCGTACTGGGCATTCTTGCGTGGGTACTCGGCCTGGATGACCATGGCTTGATAGTGCGGCAGGCGCTGGTACAGGGCATCCACCGCCAATGCGTGGTCCTGGTGTATGGGCCGAAAGTCCTCTTGCCAGGGAACGTAGCGCTCCATATTGCCCACGGTCTGCCCGGACCAGCACCAGCGGGCCCAGTTCCAGAGCAAGTCGTCGCCACTCAGGCCCTGTTTGTTTTCTGCTTTGATTGTCATGTGTATTCCTCCTTCAAGCCCGATGGACGGTGATGCCGTGCACCCAGGTCAACAAGACACGCTGAATACCTTGGAACAGGCTTTCTGTATCGCGGCATGCCTCTACAATGCGATGGCCGCTGCTGTTGTCCGTGTAGGCAAAATCCGCGATGTAGCAAATCCTGCTGGCAGGTATTAGATGGTTGAAAAACCAGGGCACCAGGCTCCATGATGGTTGCTGTACCAATTGCCTGATCTGGCCGCGCTGCTGCAAAATCTGCAGTTCTTGGTAGCGATGATCAGGTGTTCCAGTAGTAGCTCTAGGCACTTCTTGATGAAGCGGTGTTGTCAGATCCATAGCTCATTCACTCCTTGCCCAAGGCGGCTTTAGCCATCTTCAGCACCGCCAAGGAACGCTCTTCAGGACGCGCCAAGATCCGGTTCGCCCAAACTCGCGGGTCCTTATTGTTGTCGCCCGAAATCACCTGGGCCAGATCTCGCACGCGCTGCTGCCCTTCCCGGCGTCCTCGCTCCCTGTCTTGCGGCGAAGCCAGGGCCAATCGGGGCGGCGGGATTTCTGGCCACTGACCTTTGGCCAGTTGATCAGCCAGGACTTTGTGCCAGCGCTGTTCCAGTTGTGTGTAGGCCTGATTCAGCAAATCAAACTGCCCGATACTGATTGCCGCGTGATAGATCGCCGGGTGCGACCACTCGCCCATTTCTCCTCGCACTCGCGCCTGCATGCCACGCACAGCCTGGAAGAAAGCCGTTTCCGGTTCCAGTTGAGGGCGACACGCACGCAAGAACTCCGGCAAACTGGGTGGCCAATCAAACATGCGGCGGCAATTCTTGATGCCCAGAGCCACATCGGTGGGCGAGACCCCCTCTTCATCAAAGGCCTCGGCCCAGGCCTGCTTCCAGTCTTCAATGGCTTGCTTGTCTCGGAAGTTGGAGCGGAACTTATTGGGATAAATGCCATTGAGCCGGTTGTACAAATGGTCCATCAGGCTGATGCCTTCCAGCTTGGTATGACGCAGCAGCCAGGGATTGGAAAAATCAGATATCGATGACATCGTCTATCTCCTCGCGTTGCCGATGACGGTTCACATAGGCCAGGGGGTCAAAACCGGATGCCTGTCCTGCACGGGACTCATTGCGACCTTCCAGCCAGCTGGCCTTGCCCCCGCGCCAGCCACGCAACATGCACTCGGCCAGAAAGTCATCCACGCTGTAGCCCATCTCCAAAGCCCGATGGGCTTCGGTGCCCAGGCGGTTCAGAGCGGTTTGCGTCAAGGGCGCCTTGATCTCGCGACGATGGCGCAGATAATCCGCCACCACGTCTGCGCTGGGTTCGGCAGGCCAGGCAGAAAACTCCAGCGCAGGAGTCTTGCGACGCACGTTTGTTTTTTCTTTATCTTTTTCTGTATCTGTATCTCCTTCTTTATCTGCCTCTTTATCTAGCGCGTTACCCGGCCGTTTCGGTAACGTTACGGACGCGTTACTGTCCTCCTTACCGTCTTGTTCCTGCTTTTTTCTGGCCCGAAAACGCGCCACCCGCTCAGCGCTGCTGTCGGATTTCATCTGACGCTTGTCCCACGCCAAAGGCTGCAACGTGTCCTGGTCGATCAGTCCCACTTCGCTTAAGCGACGCACCACATCGTCCAGGGTGCGCAGATCCAGACCCAGCTTGACGGCTACCTTGCGCAGCATCAGTGTGTCCTCACTGTCGATCACGCCCTGCCCCTTCAGGCACAACAAGGCCACGTAGTGCCATCTGTCCTCAAAGGCCAGCAGACGCAACTTCTCGTCGTCCACCATCTCGGTGTAGGCACGAAACCACGGCATATTGCTCATAGGCACGCTCCCGCTTGTGTGGGCCACCGGCAGCCAACAAGCGCTTGTCGATAGTGTTGAATATGTGTGTTCATGGCACCCCCGCCTGAAAAAACCACGCGCCGCCGATGTGTTTGCGAAAATGCAGCGCGCAGCAGGACCCCTGGCCCAAACAGGCCAAGTGCATCCGATTGATAGGCAATGCCCCAAGGGCACAAGAACTGCGTTACCCCATAACGCAGCCGATCTGTCAGGTATGGCTTGCAAGCCATACCCGCCTTAAATGCTTAGATATTTCTAGAGCTTTCTTTGGGTGCTGGGGCGGGCACCACCGGGTTCATGTGATGGAAAACCAGTTGCCAGACGCGCGGTATGACACCGGCCTTCTCCCATTGAGATATGCGGCCTTTGCTCAAGCCCGTGATACGCAATACGGCTCGACGACCGCCCATT